GGCAAGGCATTTGATATTTTAAAGACTGGTTCGGATTCTTTTGGTGCAATTCTTACTAAGTCAAACGAGGCAGCTCCTTCGTTAGCTACACTTGTAGTAAAGATTCTTAGAATCATTGAGCTTATTACTGACTCCGGACAGATGAAGACGTTTTTTGACACGCTAAGCTTTGCCGCAGGGATTCTTATTAAGATTCTTGAAAATGAAATGGTACAAAAGATAATGAAGGTAATTGGTATACTTTCAGGATTCTTCCTTGCCCTGGGACTAATTAAGACAATTCTTATAGGTATAGGTTACGTGATCTCAGGTGTGCTTATTGCTGCGTTTAACTTCCTTGCAACTATAATCGGTGTTGTTACTAAGGCAGTTCAGATCTTTACAACGGTGTTCCGACTTCTTTCAGCGGCATTTATGGCAAACCCTATTGCTGCAGTAATCTTGATTATCGTTGGTCTTATTGCTATATTTGTTACTCTCTACAAAAAGAACGAGGCGTTCCGAGAGCTCGTTGATAAGGTATGGGCTGCAGTTAAGGATGCAATTGGCTCTGCCTTTGAGTTTATAAAAGACGTCTTTGGAAAGCTAGCTGAGATTGGTATGAAGGTCTGGGACTTCTTCCTTGACGCGCTCAAGGTTGTGTGGGGCTTAGTAGAAGGATACTTCCAGCTTATATTTGGATTTTGGAAGGCAATTGTTGAGACGATAATTGGTCTTGGTCTTATTATCTGGGACTTCCTATTTGACCAGATTAAGGTTGTGTGGGAGCTAGTGTCTGGTTGGTGGAATGACACAATTTTGCCATTCATTACTGGAATAGTTGAAACCGTCGCTGAGTTTGGTGCAGCAATCTGGGACTGGATCTACGACCAGATTGACGCCGTATGGACTACCGTCTCAGACTTCTTTACAACAACAATTTTCCCATTTGTTGGCGGTATTGTTAAGACCGTTAAGGATAAGGCAGGAGCTGTTTGGGACTTTATCTCTGGCGGAATTACCACCGCTTGGGGCAAGGTAACTACCTACTTTACAAATACTATCTATCCATTTATCACAGGAATCAAAAACAAGATCACTGAACTTGGCAAAGGAATGTGGGACGGTCTAAAGAGTGGACTGTCTGCTGTAATCAACTTTATCATTGACGCACTTAATTTAGTCATTGACGGTATCAACCTTCTTATCAAGGGCGCTAACGCAGTAAAGATTGGTAAGGATATTACTCCAATCACAAAGATCCCGCCAGTGAGACTTGCGAAGGGTGGAATTATTCCTGCAACTCCTGGTGGAATGATTGCACAAATTGGAGAAGCTGGTCGCCCAGAACGCGTTGAGCCTCTTGACCCAGACGGCTTATCAAAGCGCGACAAGGCAATGATTCAGATGCTTTCCGGCGGCGCTGGTGGCGGAACTACAATAAATGTCTATCCTTCACAAGGTATGGATGAAACAGAACTTGCCGAGATTGTTTCTCGTAAGATTGCTTTTGCGATGCGTAGAGGAGCTATTGCCTAATGTCCGATAAAGAGTGGATTGACTCCGCGCCTAGCGCGATAGAACAGTACAGAGAAAACAAGGCAGTCAGACGCGCATTGACTCCTCTACCAGAGCCTTACATCTCTGGCATGAAGTTAAACTCTGACGTTATTCTTGGTGACCTTATCCTAAACACGATAGATAGCGATGGTGTGATATGGGTATGCACTGATATTGAAGGCTGGTGGGGTCACCCAGACCTTGACATGCCTGACATCGAGCGTGGATACAGCGATGGTTCATACGATACTCGCGGACGTTGGAAGGCTAGACAAATTACACTTAAAGGAGTATTTTTACCTCCTGACCCTTCATATGTTGCAGCGGCACGTGATAAGCTAGTTCGCGCAACAAGTCTAGTTTATCGTGGCGATTGGCTGCGCACATTTGAAGATCCCGCACGTGCGTCGTGGGTACGTTTATCTGATAGACCAGATATTGAAACTGTAAACGCTCGTGGGCGCACAGAGTTTTCAATCGGTCTTCGTGCACCAGACCCAATTAAATACGAGTGGGACGACTCAGACCCTGAAGGCTATAGCGTTGTTGAAATTCCTTGCAGAAATGTTGCGGCTGGAAGATCAGGCACTGGCACTATTGATAACATCGGTAATTCAGATGTAACTGTTATTCTTGAGCTCTCGGGTGGAGTTACTGGTCCTGCAACCATTGTCAACTCTACTCGCGATGAGTTGCTTCTTGTGATTGACGCAATACCTAATGGAAGCTTCCTTGAAATTGACACCTATGACCGTGAGGTTGCACTTGATGGTGACATCAACGGCACACGTTCAATAATTGACACACTTGTCGACTGGATTCAACTTTCTCCAGGACGAAACACGATTACGTTTATTGACGAAGGTAACGCAAATAGCACGGCAGTTCTGCGTGTTTACTACCGCTCTGGATGGATTGGTTAGTTTACAATGATAACAACGACGAGCAGACAGAAGGTCGCATAACATGGTTAGCTTAAACACTATAGCGCCTGTCTACCGCTATTTCACAACGGACATTGTAAGCAACACCTTGCTTGCTGAGATTCCTTTTAAGGGAGTAAGCTTTAATCGTGCACTTAAGGGCGCAGGTGAGTTTTCAGGTAAGATTCCTGTTATTGGCAAGACTGCCTCGTTTGATCTTTATGACGCAACCATGCCCGGAAAAACTGCACTTTATGTAACGCGCGATGGCATCTGCGTCTGGGGTGGAATAATCTGGTCACGTAACTATAATCTTAAGTCTCAAGAGCTTGACGTTAGTGCGTCTGAGTTTACAAGCTACTTTCATCGTCGCCGTGTTTGGAAAACATGGACGCACGATCTTGGGGCAACTCTTACTGTCGTTGCAGGAGTTGGCACGGTAACTCTTGATCCAGGATTTACCTATCTTGTAGCAGCTGGCTCATCTATAAAACTTTCTTTTAGAGAAGTTAAGGACTTCGCGTATGATGGGTTTTATACAATTAACTCATCACCAGCGCCAACTCAAACTACCTTTAGAATTGACTCAGTAGACATACCTAACGGAACATACCCTCTTGTCACAATTACCGTTAACACCGACACGTATGACTGGGTGCGCTCGCTAATTGACTCCGTGCTCACCGACTTTACGAACTTAGAGTTTTCTAACTCTGAAATTGAGCCTGGAGTCTCAGACAGAATTACCGTAACAAGCACGCAGGTAAGCGGTGGGCTTGCGACGATAAATTGCGCGACTGCGCATGATGTAAACCCTGGACAAATTGTAGTTTTAAGAAACATAGACAGCACGTATAACGGGCAGTATATTGTTACGGCAACGCCTAATGCGACGCAGTTGCAGTTTGCAAGAACAGGCACTGCTACGCCACAGGCACGGTCCGTGAAGACTGCTACCGTAACTCAACGAAGTCTTACCGCGTATGTTGCAACGTTGACAACATCTGCAGCGCACGGCTTCTCAGTCGGAAATCAGGTAGTTGTATCAAACGTAGATCCTGGAAACTCGCTCGCTGAGATCTTTAATGGAGAGTACATCATTACATCCGTAACAACAAACACCTTTAGCTATCTAACATCTAGTATTCGTGACCAACTGCCTACACCAGTTTCTAGCGGAACTGCTGTGGTAACTCCGTATGTTCTTGTTGGAAGCTACGGACCATTTACGGCTAACTCTGACATCGGAGGACTTGATTACTCAGACGACGACTACTCCGGAGTTGACCTTGATCCGCTAAGGTACCGCGGCTATGAGCTTGTGAACGTTGGTGAAGAGCTTGACAGGTACTCTGATAGACTATCTACTAAGAGAAGAAAGTCATCTACACCTGGTCTTACGCTAAATCGTGTTAACGGTTTTGAGTATCGCATTGACTGCGAGTATGACCCCAACACTGCGTCATTTAAGCGTATCTTTGTTCTACTGCCAATTAACTTTCCAGACCCACCAGCTGAAGGTGAGGTTTCACCAATCAGCCGCTTTGGTGCAGATCAACTTGTGTTTGAATATCCAGGACAGATTAGCGATTTTCAACTCGATGAGAAATCAGATGACGCGGTTACACGCTTCTGGGTTGTTGGAGATATCGGTGATCTTGGCGACGAGGCAAGCCAGCCATACTCTGCCGCGTCTGCAACTGAACTTATGCTTGATGGCTGGCCTATTCTTGAAGACGACCACTCTGAAAGTGATGAAGCTAGCGAGGAAGTTCTTTTTGACATTGCCAGTCGCTACCTCAGCGAGTATCGTCCTCCTATTGGAGATATATCTGTATCCGTTAACGGATCTCTTGCGCCAGTTGTTGGAACCTATGCGCCTGGTGACTGGTGCTCTCTTGTGATTGATGACGAGTTTGTGAAGATGCGTTTAGCGTCAGATCTTGAGCCACGTGACACGGTAATTGTGCGTAAGATTGACTCTATCAGTGTAAGTATTCCAGACACTCCAACGTTCCCAGAAAAAGTTACGTTGAAGCTTATTCCAGAGTGGGAGGTGGACAAGCGTGGCTAGTCGTCGCTTTAGATCTCGTCGCTCTGTAGGTAACCTTGTCTCAAACGCAGACTCACGTCTAAAATACCTCGAAAAGCGTCCTGCGCCAAAAAGACTACAGGCACAGGTCGTAACCACCGAGAAAATTGTGCGCGCTGCGGTTATTACTGAATCTGTTGAGAATAGCGCAATTGTTGAAGAAAAGATTGAAACCAACGCAGTATCCACCCGCACAATTGACGCAAACGCGGTCACCAACTCTGAGGTTGCGGACAACGCAATTAGCGCTCGTACTATTCAGGCTAACGCGATTACTGCCGGTAAGATTGACGCAGATGCGATTACTACCCGTGAGCTTCGCGCTAACTCTATTATTGCAGAAAATATACAAGCTGGTGAGATTACCACAAACAAGATCTCTACCGTTGACTTTAGCGCTAACGTTCTTACCGCTGGAACAATTAACGCGGAGAAGATCAACGTTATTAACATCACGGCAGACAACGTTACTGCTGGTACTCTTACAGGACGTACTGTTCGCACCAGCTCGACAACGTCTGGAACAGATCGTGTAGAGCTTGGAAACAACAACAGACTAGGATTTTTTGGCCCTAACTCGTTGAGTCCACAGGCTGATATGACAGGCATAATTGGTCCAGGAACTGCAGTTTTGCAAGCTAGATCTGCCCAAAACCCTGCCAACCTATTTTTAGTAGGTACGGTTGCCAACGCAGCATATGGAATTTTGCAATCAAGTAACGCTAATCAGATGGCAGTCACTAACTCTAGCATTCTTATGAATCACGCATCTGGAAACTTTCTAGTTGCTGGCACAGGTTCCGCAAGCTTCACTAGCACTAACTTTCTTGTTCTTAGCACTGGAAGAATTATTCTTCAACAGCTGGCAGGCAGCGGGACAAGGGCAGTTACTGTAAACTCTACAGGGCAGCTAGGAAGTGCAGTTTTTCCAACGGGTCCAACTGGTCCGCGAGGAGCTTCGGGTCCAACTGGTGCGCGAGGTTTGCCTGGCCCTCCTGGTCCTCCAGGCGCTGCTGGCGCACGAGGTCCTGCTGGCCCTCCTGGTCCTCCAGGCGCACGAGGTCCTGCTGGCCCTCCGTCAGACGGACGTCTTAAGACAGAAGTAGCTCCTGCGCTTATTGGTCTTGACTTTATTAAGCAACTACGCCCTGTGTCTTTTGCGTGGAAGTCAGACAGTGAAAACCGCACACAGTACGGCCTTATTGCACAAGAACTAGAAGATCTTCTTGGCAAGGACGTTGATAAGTACGGTATCATCTATCGCGATGGCGAGATGTACTCTGGAACAGATAGTGAAGATAAAACTCCTATTCGTAAAATTGACTATTACCAACTAGTCTCACCTTTAATTATCTCAGTGCAAGAGCTTTCTCAACGGGTAGATAGCCTTGAAAAATACTTATTTGAAGATACCAACAACGTAGGGAAGGAATGATAATGGCGCTAGAAATAAGATATACACCGATGCTCGACGAGGCAGACAACATACCTAAGATATTTAGGGTAGTCTACGATGAAAATGGAGTGTTTCTTGCGTCCAGCGTTGCAGACTACAAGGAAGCAACTACTGCAGATCCTTCATCAATAGAAGTGTACTTTGACCTGCTTAGCACTTACTTTAAAGACATGTCAACATTTATTGACGCGCAGACCCAATTTAGTCGCGACGTGTACTTTAAGATGGTAGACCTTCGTTCTTTTACGAGCTACTTCTTTAACAACTTTGCCTTTGACTTTGACATTCTTAACTTTGATAATGAGTAACGCAAAAGATAGCGTCTATGTGTTACTATATACACTAAGAGACGCAAGACAGGGAGAAACAAATGTTTGAGGTAAAGGACGGATCTCGTATCCTCCAGTTCAACGGTAAGTTGCTCGCTGAATCGTCGTCCTGGCGCCGCGGATCTACTCGTTGGATTGAGTTTGAACTCTACAAGACAGAGAACGGCTCGTATATTCTTTCCCGTATAGGAATCTCTCTTGTCATTCACGGAGCAGCTTGCCCGCTTGTAAAGCGCTACGGACTAAGTGAGGCAGCTATTGCTGACACAAACGCTGACGCTATTCCTTGTGAGCAGTGTCAACCTACAGCAGAGGCTGACCTTGTGTTCCCAGAGAAGCCAAGATACTGGGCACAGGTAAGTGAAGAGCCTGACGCAGTTCTTGAAGCTCTTTATAAATACGACCAAGGCGGAGCACGCTATCTAACTAAGGTAGCCGAGCGTCTACTTGAGGACGCGGCAGGCAAGGATAAAGGTATTGAAAAAATGTACAGAATAGAGCTTATTCCATAAGCAGCAGTCACGTGTTATAATAATTCTACAAGGACAAAAGGACGTAAATGTTTATAGTAATTGAAGGTACAGACGCATCTGGTAAATCGTCTCTTATTGCTGAGATCGAGCGCCAGATTCATGAGATGTACCCTAACGAGTTTCTTGTAAAGTTTCACAAGGAAAGACCTGAGGAACTTACACGTCGTTGGGTTCTTAACGACTACGTTACCTCAGTTGAAAGACAAAACTGGCACAAACTTCTAGCGCTATCAGACCGCTGGCACTGGGGCGAGGTAACATACGCTCCAAAATATCGCCCTGACACAAATAAAGACGGCTTTGGCTTATTAGGCCAAGCTGGGTGGCGATGGACAGAACTATTCCTTATGTCACGTGGTGTTGCTCAATTCTGGCTCTATCAACCTCTCGATGTTATTCAAGCGCGGCTAACTGCACGCGGTGATGAATTCGTAAAGACCGAGGATCTCAGCGAGATTCTTAATCAGTATGCAGTTGCTGCTAACGCGTCTGTTCTTGCAGACGTGCTTAGCCCTGACGCAGAAAGCGTAGATCATCTTCCAGAGCTTGCGCAGCATGTTATTAAGACTGCGCTTGACGTTGAGGCTAGCGCTCAAAAACTAGAACTCTTTCCATATTATATTGGAAGCCCACAGCCTAAGGTTTTACTTGTCGGCGACACCCGCAATATAACTAAAAAATACGGCGAGGAAACAAAACTTCCATTTATGCCTGTTGACGGCAACTCTGCTGAGTATCTACTAACCGCGCTACCTGACGATCTTTGGCGCGAGGTAGGCATTGTGAATATTAACGATGAAGACGTTAAGAACTCTTTCAATGCACTATGGACTATGTTAGGTTTCCCAAGAATAGTTGTTCTTGGGCGTCTTGCAGAAAAGACATTGGCGTCTATACCAGTGCCTGAAGCCTACTACACAGTACTGCCTCACCCGCAATATGTGCGTAGATTTTTTAACAAGACGAAGGAAGAATATGGGCAGGCAATCGCAAGGGTTGCCTCCGGTGAGACAAAAGGTAAGGATGAACTATGGACACTGCGATAATAGAGATTAAAGACGGGGTCAACGGATACGTTGATCTTGTTAAGCACGTACTTGAGCACGGCAAGGAGGTGGCTCCACGCGGACAGAAGACCCGCGAGATTGAGGACGCTATTATTCGTATTGATGACGTGTACAATACCTTACCAATGAACGTAGGTCGTGGTGCAGTACCTGGAATTGGCGCAGTTGAAGCATGTCAACTTCTTTCTGGAACAAGTTTTCCAGACCTAGTTATTGCTATTGGCCCACAGTTTAAGAATTACACCGAGGACAACGGAATATTTCACGGAGCATACGGTCCTCGCACTAACGGCCAATACGACATCATCATTGACCGATTAAAAGCAGACCCTGATACTCGCCAGGCAGTAGTAACTATCTGGAATCCGCAATATGACCTTCAGCACATGAAGCGCGATTACCCTTGCACAATTCTACATCAATTCCGTATTCGCAACAACAAGCTCAACATGAGTGTTTATATGCGTTCAAATGATGTATGGCTTGGAGCCGCGTATGACTTCTTCCAGTTTACTCGCGTTCAACTTGCGATGGCGTCAGTTTTAGGCATTGAGCCAGGTACATACAATCATCACGTCGGTTCTCTTCATATCTATGAGCAGCACTATGAGTCAGCAAACAACCTAAAGCACACTGAGGAAACTGTCTCTATACCTTACTTTACAGGGCGCACCTGGAACGAAATTAAATCTGGTTCTCTTCTTGCAATGCAGGCAACAGTTGACAGCAGCACGTACTCACGTCTAACTGACGATGAAAAGTGGTATGCTGATGTAATGAAATCTGCGGTAGAAAAGAATAAAAAATAGTATGTCGTCAGAAGACAAGAACAACGGGCTAAACGAAGAGAACGATATAAGTCCTCTTCGTGAAGCTGCGCTGCAGATGCACGAGATGTATCGTGAACTTGTCCGTGCAGGTTTTACCCGCAGGCAGGCAGTGACTATCGTTGCACACATTCTTTCCACTGGTGTGACTGAAGGTCTAGAAGAATACGGCCATGTAGACGATGATGATGGGAGAAGTGACTAGTGGATATTCGTCCTTCGTGGGACCAAGTGTGGATGGAAATGGCAGATGCTATTTCTAAACGTTCACGTTGCTCCCGTGCGCAGATTGGCGCAGTTGTCGTGTCAAAAGATCAACGTATAAGTTCTACAGGATACAACGGCCCTGCTGCAACATTAGACGTTGAAGGTGACTGTATCGACTGGTGCCCACGCGCACAAGGACTTGTTCCATTGGATAACATGTATGACACCTGCCCTTCTATTCATGCTGAGGCAAACGCGCTTCTATATGTAGATCGCTCAAGAGTAGAAGGTGGAACCATTTACATTACTGACGTTGCATGTTTACAATGCGCTAAGCTCGTTTCTAACTCAGGGGTAGCAAGAGTTGTTATGCGAGTTAGCAGCAAGGCAGCTCACCGTAAGCCAGAAGCTACTATTGAGTATCTTAAAAACTGCAATCTAAACGTAACTATACTTGAGGATTAAATGACAACTAATGGACTAAATGACGTAAAACTACATCTTGTAGATAACGTCGATACCGCACGCGAGTTTATTGCGTGGTTAGGTGAGCGTCGCCCGCACAACGCTATTTCAATCGACACTGAAACTGGTGAGAATCCAGGTGGAGAACGCAAGGACGCACTATCTCCTTGGCACGGGCAACTACGATTAGTGCAAGTTGGCGATGGCATGACAGGCTGGGCAATTCCTTGGAAGGAATGGGCTGGAGTTTTTTACGAGGCTATGGATAAGTTTGATGGTCCCATAGTCTGCCACAACATCGCATTTGAAGCTCGTTGGTTTGATGTTCACTCTACTTGGAAGATGCCGTGGGAACGTGCGCACGACACAATGATTATGGCTCATATCATTGACCCACTTGGCTCAGGTGCGCTAAAGCGCTTAGCGTCCTTATATGTTGACGGTCGTGCAGCAGCAATGCAGGAAACACTTGATACGTCTCTTATAACTAACGGTTGGACGTGGGGAACTGTTCCTACAAGCTTTCAGCCTTACTGGGCATACGGTGCACTTGATACTGTCTTAACAATGCGTATATGGGAACAGTTCTGGGAAAAATGCGGTCCAGGGCAACCGTATCATCGCGCATACGAGCTAGAAATGGCTGCACGTAAGATTGTTACCCGTATGGAGATTAACGGCGCACGTATTGATCTTGACTACTCGAAGAGAAAGTTTGACGAACTTACATCGTATGCCGAGTCCGTCAAGGACTGGGCTAAGAAAACTTACAACGGAGTATCAATCACAAGTAACATTCAACTTGTTCGCTTGTTTGAAAGTATGGGTGCAGAGATAACGTCCTTTACGCCATCTGGCCAAAGGTCAGCTGATAAGGACCAGCTTGCGTTACTTGCAATTGACGGTAACCCAGAGGTAAAAAATCTTGCTGAAATTGTTCTTAAGCAACGTAAGGCAGACAAGCTGGCAAACACATACTTTGCAAACTTCCTCAACGATAACGTAAACGGATTTGTTCATCCATCTGTAAAAACATTAGGCGCTCGCACATCGCGCATGTCAATCCAAAATCCAGCACTGCAGACTTTACCCAAGGGTGATGCTACTGTCCGTACCGCTTTTATCCCAAAAGACGAAGATCATGTCATCGTTACCTCAGACCTTGACCAGGTTGAATTTAGAATGTTTGCATCACTCTCTAAAGATCCAAACCTCATCACGCTGTTCAATAGGGCAGATGCCACAGGGTCGGATCCTTTCACAGAAATTGGACGAGAAATCTACAATGATCCGACTATGCAGCGTTCTGATAAACGTCGTAATCTTATTAAAGGAACTGTTTATGGTCGTCTTTACGGGGCGGGAGTGGCAAAACAGGCACTAACTGCAGGCGTTGCTGAGACACAGATGCGTCAGACATCAGACGCATTTGACACGCGCTTTCCTGGAATGGCAGTCTTTCAACGTCAGATTGAAGATGCAGGTATGCGTCGTCTCCGTGAGGAAGGACAAGGATACGTGTACACCTGGACAGGTCGTCGTCTACCTTGCGATGAAGACCGCGCTTACACCTTAGTAAATTACCTTATTCAAGGTGGAGCTGCTGAAGTGTTTAAGGCAAATCTTATTAAACTTGACCAGGCAGACTTAACCGAACTTCTCATTGTGCCAGTGCACGACGAAATTGTACTAAACGCACCACGCAAGGACGCCCAAGAGATCATGCAAGTTGTTAAGGAATGTATGACTACGCGTGAAGGTTGGGACGTACCACTTACCTCTGGTATCGATGGTCCATTGGAGACTTGGGGAGATAAATACTAATGAGATACGTTCTTGCAGTAGACCCAGGGAAAGCCACTGGAATGGCTTTATTTAGTCTTGAGAGCGGCCAGGAGCCGGTTTTAATCTGGTCTGGTGAATTCCAACAGGAAGAGTATGCAAGGCCTATACGGGACACTCTAGCCGCTTACGGGGACACCTTAGACGTTGTCTGTGAGCGATTTACCATTAACGCTCAAACGGTTCGTAACTCACAAGCGCCTTACTCACTTGAGCAAATCGGTATCCTTAAGCAGTGTCTTATGGATGCAGGAAGAAAGCCAGATGACATTTACTTTCAATCACCTGCTGATGCAAAGGCGATGTTTGATAACTCTAAACTTAAGAAGCTTGAGTACTGGCATAAAGGCGGCGAAGGTCACGCACTTGACGCGATAAGGCACGGTCTTCTTAAACTTGTAAAAACTGGGTGGAAGCCATTGCGCTTATTGCAGTAAAGACATGATATAGTATTTCCATACATACTAAGCAAAAATACTATTTACAAAAGCAAAAATCCTGATAGTATGATTACGTAATGACGAAAGGAATCATTTAGGTGCCAGTTAACGTAGAGCTTGATGACTCAGGCAAGAACGTAATTATCCATACCGAGTGGCGCTTAAAAGAGCTATGTAAAAGTATTCCTGGTTCTAAATGGGACCCAAAGGAGCAGCAGTGGCGTGTGCCTACGTCTTGGGCAACCTGCCTAGCATTGCGCTCAACATTCCGAGATGAGCTTGTAATTGGCCCTAGACTAGCAGAATGGGCTGGTCAGGAAGTCGCAACAAGAATTAACCCTGCAAACGAGCTGCGCGAGCTAGAAGTTATTGAAGACGGTTTTAATGAAGATCTATTTCCTCACCAGCGGGCTGGTGTAAAGTTTCTTGCAATTGCGCGTCGTGCGTTACTTGCAGATGAGCCAGGTTTAGGAAAGACAGCGCAGGCAATCCGCGCACTAAAAGAACTGCAAGATCGAGGCGAGGACGTGTTCCCTGCGCTTATCGTTTGCCCTAATACTCTTAAGAAAAACTGGAAGCGTGAGTTTGAACGCTGGTGGCCTGGAGTTGATGTTGAAGTTATCAAAGGCTCGGCAACTCAGCGCCGTAAGATTTTTGAGGAAGAGGCTGATGTCTACGTTATTAACTGGGAATCATTGCGCTCGCACTCTCGTCTTTCAGGTTATGGGTCTATTGCTCTTGCAAAATGCACAGACTGCGGCGGGCACGATGATAAGGTGTCAGAAAACCGTTGCGAGGTGCATCCACGTGAGTTAAACGCGATTGACTTTAGGGCTGTAATCGCAGACGAGATTCATAGATCTAAGGAGCCTAAGTCTAAGCAAACCCGTGCTCTATGGGCTGCAACAGGGAACGCTGATATTCGCTTTGCGCTTACAGGAACGCCTATCGCCAACAATGTATTAGATATGTGGGCTATCCTGCATTGGCTATCACCTGACGAATGGCCAAGTAAGACTCGTTGGATTGACAGAATGATTAACACAATGTTAAATGCGTTTGGTGGAATGATGGTTCTTGGTGTAAAGCCTCATATGGAACAAGAGTTCTATGCGGCTATCAACCCACGTATGCGACGTATGCTAAAGAAAAAAGTATTGCCTTGGTTGCCAGACATGCTGTTTGAACGCAAGGATGTCGAGATGTCTACAAAACAAAAGAAGGCTTACGACCAGATGCGTGATCTTATGATTGCTGAGCTTGAGGACGGTGAGTCGGTAACAGCGCCTAGCCCGTTGACACAAACAATTCGTTTACTGCAGTTTGCAAGCTCGTTTGCTGAGATGAGCGTTGACGAGACTACAGGCGAAAGCAAGGTAACGCTTGTCGGTCCGTCATGCAAGGTTGATGCAGTTATGGACGACATCAAGAACGGTGACTTTGGTGATGATTCAGTTGCAGTATGCGCAGTATCACGCCAGCTTATAGATTTACTTAGTGCAGAAATGACTAAGGAAAAAATTCCACATGGTCTCATCACTGGTGCTCAGACTGAGGACGAACGTCAACAAGCGGTTGACGATTTTCAATCTGGCAAGATCAAGTGGATACTTTTTACAGCTCAGGCTGGTGGAGTCGGTATCACGCTAACTGCGGCAAGACGTTTAATCATGCTGCAGCGTCCTTGGTCACTTGTAGATCACAAACAGGCGCTAGACCGCGTGCACCGCATTGGCTCAGAAATACATGACTCAATCATGATTACTGACTATGTAACTGAAGGAACTATCGAGGAACGTGTAATTCAAGTCCTTGAAACCAAGGCTGATAACTTTGAGCAAATCGTTCGCGATAAAGCACAGTTGCTATCACTACTTAAAGACGACAAGGCAGGAAAACTATGAGTGAAGTAGTACCTATCCGCATCTCGAACTCAGAGATCCAAACATTTAAGGATTGCCGACGCAAATGGTGGCTTAGCTACTACCGTCGTTTACGTCCGCGCACTGAATCAAAAACTGGTGCATTAGCTCTTGGTTCTCGTATTCACCAGGCGCTCGATGACTACTACTCAAAAGGTATACCGCTTCTTGAGGCGCATGCCGCGTTGATTGAAAAGGATAAGGCTGACCTTGACGCACAAATGCGTGACTCATATGAGCTTGATTCCGAGGCAGAGCTTGGCCGTATCATGCTTGAAGGTTACCTAGACTGGATTGAAGAAAACGGAATTGACGCAGAGCTTGAAATGATCTCTACTGAAGAAATTATTGAGATGCCGTTGTTTGATGGCAAGGTTATTCTTCAAGGTAAGATTGATATGCGTGTACGTCGTAAGGCTGATGGTGTGCGTATGTTCCGTGACTTTAAGACTGTCGGCGGGTCATTTACAGACTTTGCGGCGATGGCGCACATGAACGAGCAGATCCTTACATACATGATGCTTGAGACCGCGCAGAACAAAGAAGGTGAACGCTCTGAAGGCGGTATCTTTACAATGCTTAAGAAGGTCAAGCGTTCTGCAAATGCGCGTCCGCCTTTCTATGAGCAGATGGAAGTGCGCCATAACGTGTTTGCACTGCGTAATTTTTGGCAGCGTATTCACGGAACTCTTTCAGACATGTTAAATGTTCGCCAAGCTTTAGATGATGGGTCATCTCATCAACTAGTTGCCTATCCACGACCAAGTCGTGATTGCAAATGGAAATGTCAATTTTTCGCTATATGCCCAATGTTTGACGACGGAAGCGCCGCCGAACAAGCACTTAGCGAGGCGTATGAATCATCCGATCCATACGGGTATTACCACACCGAAGAGAAGAAAGGAAGTGAGTGACGTATGTCAAACGAAGTACAGCGTTCGCTGACTATCATGGTGTACGGTGAGTCAAAGGTTGGTAAATCAACCTTCGCCGTAACTGCACCATATCCTCGTCTCATGCTCGACGTTGAAGGTGGGCACCGATTCCTACCGATTAACGTAAAGTACTGGGACCCTCTGCGCGAGGAACCTCCTGTCGCAGATGGCACATGGGACACTGTCGTAGTTAATGTTCGAGACTACGATGTTGTTATCAAAACATTCCAGTGGTTACAAACTGGAAAGCATCAATTCAGATCTCTTATCATTGATTCAATCTCTGAACTTCAAGTGAAGTGTATGGATTCAATCGCAGGTACAGAGCAAATGAAGATGCAACAGTGGGGCGAGTTGCTTCGTCACATGGGCGCGCTATTGCGTGATCTACGTGACCTTACAATGCACCCTACACAACCATTGGAAGCTGTTGTGCTTACTGCTATGGCACGGCCAGGACAGGACGGACGTATGCGTCCATACCTACAGGGTCAACTTGCTATTCAAGCACCATACTTCTACGACATTCTTGGCGCAATCAACGTCGAGACTGTACCTAACCCAGATCCACTGCAAGCGCCGTTTAAGGTTCGTCGTATGTACGTCGAAAGAACAGACGAGTTTGAAGCTGGTGAGCGTGTTCAAGGACGCCTTGGTAAAATTGTTGAACAGCAAGACCTTGGAATTGAACGCATGTTGGACATGATTTTTGGCGAGAAGCCAGAAGCCAAAGCAAAGAAAGCCGCGTCCTAACCAAATTGGTTAGCGCACTAGTGAAAGGATAACAGTGAGTTCACTCAACTGGGGCGACCTTGTAAAGGACGCCGGAGATGTCGGTGGCAACTATGAGCCACTTCCCGATGGAGATTACGATCTCATCGTATTAGAAGCAACTGCTAAGGTTGCACAGTCTGGAAAGACAATGTTTGCAATCAAGGCACAGGTTCAAGGCGGAGCGCACGCAAAGCGTCTTGTCTGGGACAACTTGGTTGTTACACCTGATAGTCCTGCAGCTCTCGGAATGTTTTTCCGTAAGATGGCAGCACTAGGTCTAGGTCGCGAGTACTTTGCAACTGCGCCAAGCAATGCTGCTATTGAGGCAGCACTTAAGAACCGCGCTTTCCGTGCACAGGTTGGTTCCCGTACATGGAACGGTTCTAAAAAGAACGAAATCAAGATGTATTACATCGCAACAGCGGCTGCTGCAACTCCTGCAGCGGCAGCAGCACCAGCGCCTGCACCTGCTCCAGCACCTGCTGCAGCACCAGCGCCTGCACCTGCTCCAGCACCTGCTGTGGCAGAATCACCAGTCGCGGCACCAGCTGCGCCTCCTGCTGCACCGTTCTAATCACGATTGTCTGGTATCATTACCCATGCACTTGCATGGGTAATGATCCAGCAATTATTTAAGGAGTATCATGAAGATTTTAATGACAGGTTTCACTGCACTACAGATTAACACAGAGCGTCGCACAATCCAAAAGATTGATGTGCCCGCGTTAATTGTAAAGGCACTTACAGATTTAGGCCATGAAGTTGATTGGCGTAAGGTCACACCAGGCGAGGACTTGTCTTCATACGATGTTGCCTGGGTTAACCTTGCTCCGTTAAACTCGCTTAACGGCCGACAAGGCGCAATGGGCGCTCTCTATACTTTGTCCTCAGGCTTGCCTGCAGTTGGATTTTTTGATGATTGGCAGTTTAATACTGTGTTCAATGGCGCTCGCGCTATGGTAAAGAAGCCTGCTATGCTTTATAAGCATCTGCTTGTAGGAACAGAACATCGCGGTGAAGAAGGCGCAACGTACTTTAGCCGTGCAGATATTGAGGCAGCGTTAGAACGTGTCCGCGTATTAGATCCAGTTGCGGCGAAGAAGTGCTACATCGAACGTTACTACATGATGGACACAGATGAAAACGTTCAGCCTTATGAAAAGCGTTTAGTGCAAGCAGCAACAGACATGATTGACCGCCGTTGGGAAGCTGGTATGGTTCCAGTTTGTCCTATGTATGCGTGGGGTGACCGCACGGGTGTTCGTAAACGTATGCCAAAGGAAGTCGGTCCTATTGAGGCACTAGACCCTAGTGTAGTGGTTAACGATACGCTTGCAGCAGTAACTCCATCAACAGAAAAGAATCGCGCGTGGGTGCTTGGCGCGTTGATGCCACACGATGAATGGCTAGGTCGTAAGAAACCAGAATGGCCAGTTGAAATTATTGGTAGTCGTAAGCTTATTCGTAAGCTTGGCGGAAAACGTCTTGATACAGAGCAAGAAGTACTTGAGTACTACAACACACGCTGGGGAATTCTTTCTCCACCGTATCCACACGCAGGTTCAGGCTGGTGGCGTTCACGCTTCCTCTACGCAGCGCACATTGGGTCTATTCTTGTTACCGATAAAGGTGAAGGTGATCCGTTAGGTGATGCCTACAAGTTAACTATCGCAGACGTTGAAAAGATGTCTGATACTGAATTGGCTGCGGCAGCAAAGGCACAGGCTGACGCGTTGCGCCCTTACATCGGAACGTATGACCAGTTTAAGGATCACTGTGAACGTATCATTGCGCGCGCATTGCGCGAGGACAAAGGCGTTAAGTTAAACGCAGATGGCACTGATGCATGAGCCGTATTCTCATAACTGGTATGTCTGCGCCGCAGGTGTCGACAAGTGCAAATAAACGTTCACTAGCATTTGCAGGATTACTTGAACTTGCGCTTACAGAATCAGGCCACCAAGTCTCTATGCTTCTTCCAGACATCACCTGGACAAAAGAAAATCTAGAGTACTATGATGCTGTCTTAGTAGGCGTGTCACCACTAACAAGCTTAAGTGCTAATTATGCCTACGGTGCTCTTCATATTATTGACGTGCTTAAGGACTCAGACAAGTTAAGCCTATTTATTGATGCTCCTAACCCTTCACAGATTAAGTCAAGCCTAACCGCAATTAGCTCGTGGCCACAGAATCTTACAAAGGAATTCTATAAAAATCGCAAGGGGTACCGCAAGGCGATTGAGATTTCTAGCAACTTACTTGCAGTTGTAGACTTACTTCTAAACAAGAAGTGGCCAACTACGCTGTATCCACAACTACCTTGGGATAAAAGTAACTGGATACACGCGCACCTACCTGAAGAAGCGGCAAGCTCAATAGTCGGTGTAAACCTAGATTCATTTATTGTCAAAAAGAATTCTTCTGGCGCGACTGATAGAACTGCCCGTTGGGTTGCAGATAGTCCTGACTCTACTTGGACAAAGAAAAAGCTTTCAACCTTAAACTACCCAGCAATGCCAATGAAGTGGCATAAAGGGTGGAACGACACTCAGGTTGAAGAACAAATAGCGCAATCTTTTGGTGCGCTTATTACTCCGCATAAGGACAACACTTGGTGGACTTATCGGTACATACAGGCAATGAATACAGGAACGCCTGTAGCATCATCATGGCGTCATACTTCTTACATTGGGCACTCGTGGGGTTTCCTTGCGTCTGCAATTGAGGATATGAGTCCACAGGAAAGATACGAGCTTTCACGAGCGCAAACTGACGCGTATCTTTACAACATTCCAAATAAGGAAGAGGCTATAGTTAACCTACAAAATGCCATTGGCATTAGAGAAGGAGTATCAAATGCTGTTTGACAGCTGGTTAAAAAAGACACGTGATCTGCAAAGAGATGTCTATTTTATTAACTACGAAGAGATGGAAGGCGATAAGGACGCGAACATTCGACGTCTTGTTGAGTACATGCGTTGGAACATGCTTGCCATTGATGATGAACTTGCAGAGATGCGTCAGGCTATCTCGTGGAAGCCTTGGCAACACGACAAGCCGTATGCAGACCGCGAGGAAATCGTTAAGGAAGCTGTTGACGTTTTGCACTTCGTCGCAAACATAATCGTTGCGGCCGGTGGAACAGACGAGCAACTAAACAAGTTCTACGTCGAAAAGATGGAAAAGAACAAGCAGCGTCAGTTAAATGGCTACAAGGTAAAGGACATTGGCGTTAAGTGCGCGATGTGTTCGAGAGCTATTGACGACGTTGGCGTCGGCAAAACTCCAGACGTCTGCGCTAAATGTAAACCAATAGTGGAGGCATAAGCATGCCAGATATAAATGATGAATGGGCTAAGGAACAGTTTGTTGCCGCGAAGGTACGAGTTGTTGTAGGCAAGGCTGTCCTTGAGCTGCTTAATACGTGGAAGACACTAGACCTAAAGCCAGATCATGCGAAGGCTGCGGTTGAGGTCTTTAGCAAACTTGCACTTAACACCTCGCTTGTTGAGCCGCCAAAGGACGAGGTTTGGGTCCCTGTTCAACCAGGGTTCTTAAACGTAGGCGACTCCGTGCGAGTTATGAACAACGCCTTTACTGACAGCACTGGTCAGATTCACAATGGGCGACGCGGTGTCGTCGTTGCGATTCGTTCTGGTGATGTTATCATGCGCTCAAACGATGACAAAACTCCTTTTCTTGACGGAGTTCACTACTCACC